CCATACCATCTTGACGGCGTCCCATACGATGGACACCGCGTTAGAGATGCTATGAACCCACTCCGTCGCCGCCGCCGTAATCACGCCCCAGACCGCCGTCAGTACGCCCGCGATCTCGTCCCAGGTCCCCTTCCAGATGGCCGCTAGTTGGTCCCATGCCTCGGTTAGCGCCTTCGTGATTCCGTCCCAGTGTTCGCTGATCCAGGTCCCCAGTAGTACGAGCGCGGCGGTGACGGCTGCGATAGCTAGAATCGCGATGCCGATAGGAGCCGCTACCGCCGCGAAGCCCTCGGGTATTAGAGCGATGGCGATGGCGATGGGAGCCAGGAGCCCGCCCAACGCGACGAGCGCGGCCACCACCGCGCCGAAGGCTACCGTCGCGTTCTTGAGCGGCTCCGGTAGCTCCTTCCAGATGTCCGCGACTCCCTGAATCAGCGCGGCTCCTTCGCGCAGGAGCGGCGCGACGAGGTTCAGCATGCCCTTGATGGAGTTGCCGACTTCCTCCATCACGTTTTCGGTGGCCTCCTTGACGGCCTTCATGGACCCGGCCCAGGATTGCTGCCATGCGATTGCGGCGCCCTTGTATTGTTCGAAGTTAGTTTGCAGCGCCTGGATCACCTGCCCGGTGGAGACGGCCCCGGTCTTCACTTCCTCCTGCGCCTGCTTGACTGTGGTCCCGAGCGTTTTAGCCAGGTCTTCCCAGATGGGTATGCCTTCCCGCTCCAGTTGGTTTAGAGTCCGCATGGGATCGGCCGCGCTGGAGAGCCGCGCGATACTGTCGGCTAGGCCCGCGACCTGCGATCCAGAGAGCCGCAGCGCGGTGCCCATGTCCACGATGCCGCCGATGGTCTTCTCGACCTGACTCATACTGGCCCCGAGTTGGATCATCTTCTGCGCGGCCTGGGCCAGTTCAGGAAATTCGAACGGAGACTTATCGGAGATGTCATCGATCCGCTCAACGAACTTTTCAACGTCCTCCCCCGGCCCCTTCAGCGCCACAATTGAGGCGCGGAACTTGGCAACCTGACCCGCGGCTTCGAGGCAATCCTGCCCGAACTCCAGCACCTTCTTGCCAAGCTCGAAACCGGCCAGCGCCGCGCCCACCGCGCCCACCGCCGCGCCGATCTTGCCGAAGGTTCCCTCTATCTTCGTGGTCTCGGCTTCGGTCTCCGATGAGACCTTCTTCATTCCCTGGTCCCACTGCGACGAATCGAGCAGCAGCCGCGCGATTAGATCACCGAGATCTGCCATTGCCCCTCCTCGTGTTGGCCCATAGATCGAACTGGTCGATCACGCCATCGCTTTCGCCTATCGCGAAGCGGGACTCGGGCCGCTCTCCAGGCTTCGCGTATCGCATGGGTAGTTGAGTTGGTGTTGATGATTCGCCGCGCGGATGCACGCGCATAAGATCCTCAGCTTGCAGGAATCGGGAATATTTGCCCCGGTTGACGTTATAGGTGGCGGCTGCGGACAGGCATGCCAGATATTCCAGGAACTGCTCCTCGCGCCATCGCCGATCTACCAGGGCGTTGAACTCGGGGAAGGAAAGCTCCCACAGTTCGGCACTGGGAATGCCTAGGTCATACCGACCGATAGCCCAGAGGGTGTTCCAGTCGAGATGTTCAGCCCTCCGGGTTGGCCGTTTTTTGCGGGCGCTGCTTCGTCCCTTTCATCGGCAACGATCTTGCGTCCGCTGGCGGCGTACACCAAGTACGGCATCAGGTCGGCCAGCATCGACGCCTCGACGTGGTCTTCTACCCAGTCGAGAGTGATGTCGGGCTGCTCCGCTGTCAGGCCAGCGTGGAACAGGATGGCGAACTTCTCTGGGTCCTGGAACGTAGCGGCGATGGCTTCACCGCCGCGCATGAAGGAGATGCCGTGCTCGTGATCTAGTTTCTTCATCACGCGCAGAGGGTAGCGGAGTGTATACGTGCGTTCGCCGATGACGCACTCCACGGGCAAGCCGGGTGCGGGGTATCGCATATCGAGGCCTCGCCTATACTCCCGCCGCTTGCGTGACGGTGAACGACTGATTACCGACGTGGATGTGGCCCGTGCGTGCAGGCGTCGGCGAGACGCTGGCTGCGACGGTGTAGGCCACACTGCCGTTGCCTGCGGTAGGCGCGGTGGGCGACGTGACGGTGAGCCAGGAGGCGTCCGACGTGGGCGTCCAGGACAGCGTGTCGGTGGAGGTTACTGCGATGTTCGCTGTCCCGCCCGCCGCTGTCTCGGTCAGGTTGCTGACCGGAACCAGTGTCACCGTCGCCTGGACGTCAGTGGGCACGCTGGAGATGCGGATCGTTACCTGCCGCGTGGCGACTCCCGCCAGGGGATAGGTCTCGCCCAGTTGCTTGACGAAGCCCAGGAAGTCTCGGGTCCGGTGCGTAGTGTCTGTATTGATCATGCGGAACTTAGTCACCGCACGACTCTGATACAGGTTCTCCAGGCCGAACGCCGAGTACAGCGAGTGCGTAGGGTCGCTCGGGTTGAAGAAGCAGGGGAACGACAGATCGCCGTCGTCGATCAGCGTCGGGATGAAGGTCCGATGCGGCTTGCCGGTGGAGTGAGACGTAGTCTCCGTCTCAGCCACGCTGGTATTCGGGCCGGTGATGTCGCCTACGCCAGCAATGCTGGTGAAGACTTCCGGTGGCCCCGCCGCGCTCAGGACCTGGATCTGCGTGCCGAATGCGGCCACGGCTGGATCGGGGTTGACTCCAGCGGGAAGGACAGGAGGAGGGATCGTCTGTGTTGCCATAAGTTATATCCGTTTGTGCTGCCGTTCATGCTGCGTTAGAGGGTCGATAACTGGGAAGTTCCCCAGGTACTGGAAAAGGATGTCGAAGCCGAGAACGATGGTGTACAGTTCGGTGTCGGCTTCGTATCCCGAGGTCTGGTAGCGATAGAGAATCGCCCCGAAATGGATGCCCAGATAGTCGCCGGTCATGCCATCCATGCGAGTCCGCAATGAGTCGGCTATGCCGAGGGCGCGTGACTGGGAGTTGTCGAAGATAGAAATTTGATAGTCCCGCTGAAGAACGTCGAGGGGCGCGCGGAGCGAATGCAGCGGGACCGGCCCTACGTGCTGGAACACGATGTACGGCGCCATCACGGGGACGGTAGGCTTCTGCGGGGCGCGGATCAGGTACACGCGCTTGTCCACCAGATTTAGCTGAACCAGCAACGCGCGTAGAACGTCCTCAAAGATCACCATTCAGCCGACATCCTTCGCGTGCCATGCGGCCTCGCTGGCAATGTCATCAATCAGCGCCTTGAGGTCGCCCGCGATCATGTTTGCGTACAGCGGACGAGTCGCGTTTAACGCGGGCCGAAAGAACGGATGCGCCGTCGTGCGGCTGGTTCCGAACTCCACGAAGGCCGCGTAATGAACAAACTTAACGGCCACCAGTGCCCCGACCCTTTCCTTGAGCGGCCCCGCGAAGATGGCGTCCCGCAGTTTGCCGGTGACTACCGGCGCCATGTCCTTAGCCTCGTCGCGAACCACCATCGCGGGCTTCATCGTGATGGCCTTGAGCCGCTCCGTCACCGCGCCAGCGCCCTCGCCGTTGAGTGTCGCGGCAAGCGTCTTGAGGGTCTTCACCAGTTCCGGCACGCCCTCCAGCTTCATGGCCTTCGTGCCGAGTGAGATGCGGTTCGCCATAGTTCCTACGGGTGGAGCGACACCGACGCCGTGGCCGATGATCCTGTTGCGTTCTTCGCCGTGACGTAATCGACCGCTGTCGTCGCGATAGTTGAAGGCGCGGTATAGAGCCCGGTGGCGCTCACCGTGCCTAGAGCGCCTTGCTGCACACTCCAGGTGACTGTGGCGGGCACGGCCGTTCCGGTGTCATCTAGGGTTGTAGCCGTAAACTGCACCGTCTCTGTAGGTCCTGTGCTGCCGGTCATCGGGTCAAGGAAGACTTTGCCGACCACGATCCGGTTTGAGTAGGTCTCCGTCGAACCGTACTTATCACTGATGGTGATGCCCTCGGTCTGCCCGCCGGAATCCTTGCTCGCGTAGGCGTTGACATTGACCCGGTTGGGGTCCGCCGCCAGGACGGCGAGAAGGGCGTCAAAAACCGCCTGGATGGTCGGGTCCACTGCTCTGGTCAGGCTCATGGGGTGAACGTTCCTTTCGCAAACGCGCCGGGTTGATAGATCGCGAAGGCAATCCGCTCCTCGGCGCGGACGGCGACTAGATTGCGGATAAAGTCATCCTGATTCTGGTCGGCCACTTCCACCGATGCGGTGTCGCGGTCGAAGATCTGGGAGAAGGGATTGAACTGGCCCACCAGATACTTCCCAGACGCCATCGCCTTGCTGATCACAACCGGGAGGCCCCAGAGCCGCGCCGGGTTTTCAACCAGCGCGGGCGGGCCGAGCAGATAGCCGCCGCCTGCCACCTTCGCATTCAGAGCGTTACCCCAGTCGGTCGGGTTCACTACGATCCCGTCTGCCGTATAGTCGCGGCTGTACAATGCGCCGATGCCCGCCGCCACGTTATCTAGCAGCGCCGCGCCACCGGAGCCCGCCACGCTCGTTGTTGCGATAGCTACCAGCATCAGGCCTTGGAGGTTGGGCGCGACCCCGTTGCCGTTAAGCAGTTGGTTTTCCTCGGCTAGCGACAGGCTATAGAGCACGCGGTTATCGATCCAGCTTTGGAACATGGCGAAGTCTTCCCAGTACTGCGCGGGTAGCTTCATATACGCCGGTATGGTCACCGCCGGCTGAATCTGCACGTCGTAGGTCATGTCAGCCTGCGGCTTCACGCCGCCAGGGGCGATAGGCGCGACCACGCTGTTCGTAATCGACGTCTCGCGCACGTAGATGATGCCGTCTCCGGTAATCGTGCCGCCGGGGATCAGGTCCCGCAGCCGCAGCGGCAACGATGGGCCGGGAGTGACGCGGGGGACGGTGGTGGCAGTGGATGGGTAGACCAGGATCGCCTTTCGATCCATGGCAATGTCGAAGCGGCGCTTCTCTGGATGCTCCAGCAGCATGTCAGTGATCTGCTGGCCGGGTGACTTGTTCATTCGATTTCCTCGCAAGCAAGTTGCAGTTGGACGTGACGGCGCAGGGTATCCACCATAGAGCGGATCTGGTAAATCCGGTCGCGGTCCTGGATGCGCCAGCGCGGGTCGATATCGGCTCGGAAGCGGATGGTGATCGTGATCATGGTGATTGCGATAGTCCGCGCCGACTGCGTCATCTCGCGGCCCGCGTTTGAGATGGGCGCGATCCCCGCCCAGACGTTCGCTACGGGATTCCAGCCGGTGATCTCATCCTGTGGCTCGTTATAGACCGGCTCCAGCAGGGTCACGCGCTTATCCAGGGTTCCCGATTCGATGGTGGGATCGCTCATTTATGTGTACGTGGGATAGTCCCGCTCCAGGCTTAGGAGAGCCTTGAAGGCGATAGGCGCATCCGTGAGACGTCCGTCCCGCATTAGTTCCCGGTTGCGATACCAGTCCGCGATAAGGAACAGCAGGGCCTGTTTGATGTTCTCGCCCACTGTCGCGTCAATGGAGTACCGAAGATAGTTTTCCGCGTGGATCCGCGCGGCCATTTCCAGTTGAGCGAGATAGGTGTCCTCCACCGTCTGATCGGCTTCAATACGGCAGTGCATCTTAATCTCGGGAATGGTAAGCACCGGATCGCGGCCTGATGCTGAGCCGGATGGCGTGATGGGCAGCGCCGTCTCGCCGCTGGTGACTACGGTGCCCAGATCGCGGATGAAGTTGTCGCGGTCTTCGAGCGCCACTGGCAACGCGGGCCCGCCCAGGTCCGAGAGGGCCTGGGTCGATACCCGGATGTTCGGCAGAATCGGAGGTTGATCGCTCATTGGCGTTTCTTCTCCTGCGGCTCAGGCCGAGTCTGCTTCCGGGCAATCCCGGCCTCGATGAGCCTCTCTGCCACGCCCGTGCTGACGGTGACCACCTCCCCCTTGAGGTATGGCCTACCGTCAGCCGTAACGTGGTCCTGTAGGAACTGGATCGTCATTTGCGTGGTAGTGTCTTGCCGCCATTGCCTTCGAGCGGCGGCGCCTGTTCAAGCGACAGCGCTGTCAGGAACGGACCCTTTGCGTAGGCCTTGGGAACGAAGACGGCGAAGGCCACCCGCTCCTCGGCCCTGATCGTGATCAGGTTGCGGATGAAGTCGTCCTCGTTCTGGAAGGCCATCTCGACGTTCACCGTCTCGCGGTCGAACAACGCGCTGGTTCCAGGGAAGGCTCCGCACAGGTAGTCGTTCACGGCCATTGCAGGCGTGGTATAGACGGGCAGGCCCCACAGCCGGGGGTTGCCATCCTGCACCGGCAGGCCAGGGAACAGGTACTGACCGAAGCTCGTCTTAAAGCTCTCGATCTTCTGCCATGTGATGGGATTCAACACGAACGCAGTCGGAAGATAGAACTGGTTCTCGATGTAGGCCGTGGCCGCGTTTAATTGGTCAATGGCGGTGTCAGTCGCAGGCGGCGCGGGAACCGCGGGATAGTACACGGACGCGGGCGTTGCCTGCGGCATGATGCCCCAGAGATGGCCCGCGCTGTTGTCGCCGTTCAGGATCTCGTTGTCTTCTTTCAACAGGACGAACAACACCAGCCGGTTATTGATCGTGCTGATGATGAAACTTACATCGGCCGCCATCTGCCGCGAGACCTTCACGTAGTGCGCGATGGTGCGGACGACCGCCGTGTGCTCGGCATAGGTCACCGCGCTTGTGCCCTTCACATCGCCTTCGAGGATCTGGTAGGCCGCGCCGCTCGTCCAGTTCTCCAGCACGTACTCCACGGCGTTAGTGCCGTCGAGCGAGATCACGTCCACCAGATCGCGCATGATCTGCGGGGCGAACTGCTGCGGCACGATGCCCATACGCCGGGGAAAGATCGGATAAGCTCCTGCCGGTGGCGTGATCGTGGTAGCCCCGCCTTCGGTGATAGGCACTAGAGCCTTCTGGTGCAGGCGCGTCTTTTGCATCCCGACCTGGACCTGGAACTTGCCGGTGAACTGCGCATTCTTGAAGTTGTCGGCCTCGATGAACCGCTGGCCCACGCTCTTTACATCGGGGACGCCATCGGAGCCGCTGCCGGGAGGGCGTGACGAACGTTCCGCGAGCGCCTTGATTTTAGGCCCGTACTCCTCCAGCAGTTTCCCCTGATCGACCTGCGCCTTCTGGATCGCGATCTGCCGGTCGGTGACCTCGATCAGCGCGGCGTCGGTCTTCTCCATGCGGCTAATCATTTCCGGGGGCACGAAGCCCTCGGCCTTCGCGTGCGCGATGCCGGTCTTGAAATCGCTATTCCATTCCAGCCGTAGCTTGCGGATCAATTCCATCTCTTCGTTTTCAGCCATGTAATTCACCCTCGGCGGTCAGTGCCGCCAGCAATCGCCGCGTCAGCGGCTTGTTGGCATCCTCGGGCCTCCCGCACGAAGACTGGTTGCAGGCCGCAAGCGCGTTAAGGATGCGCTTGGCGTCGGCCCGTGAAAAGTTCTCTGCCTCCCGCAGATGCTTTTCGAAGTCACGCCACGTTTTGACGTCGCTGATAAAGGCCTTCGGCTGCGCAGGGAACGGGGTGATGGAGACCTCGTACAGGTTGATCTCCTTCAGGGTTCGGACGTTGCCGTCCCACTCCCAGTCGGTGGCCGTAAAGCCGATGCTCATGCCCACGCGGAAGTCCAGCTGAGCGGCCTTGTGGATCAGCGCGTAGGCGTTGTCGCTGATCGTGTTGCCGAGAGCCAGTTCCCCGGTTAGCGCGAGGCCCTTGCCGTCCTCCGCCAGGGAAGTGCTGAAGCCGACCCAGTCTTCATGGTTGAAGAAGATCGGAACCTTCCCCTTTTTGTCCGCGATGCTCTGCGCGAAGGCCCCTGGTTGGATGCGGTCGTTTTGTAAGTCCAGGTTGTACGTCGAAGCATACCCGCCGAACTTGCCCGCGTCTGTTGTCTCTGTCTTCAGTTGCAGGCTGGCTTTCAGTTCGTAACCCATTTCAGATCTCCTTCACTGATTTGCGATGGCAGGCGCAGGCGGCGAAAGGGGATCGCCGGAGTCCGCAGCAGACACCATGTTCAGCGGCGTCAGATAGCTGTCGCCGCCGTCGATCTTGTTCTGGTCCTCCAGTTCGCGAACATCGTTGGCGCTCATCCAGCCCCACTGCCGCGCCGTGGCATAACTGCGGTACCGGCTGGCGATGTCGCTCCGTTCGAATCCGTTGATGTTGATCTTGTAGCTGTACGGCGCTTCGAGCAGCGCCTTGTTGATTGACTGCTCTATCGAGATGACGTAGGGGTTGATCGTGTAGCGGACGAACTCGATGGACTGCTGCTCGACGCTGGCATAGGTGGGCTTGTCCATCGCGCCGATCAGGTGCGGCGGCACACCGAAGATCCGCGCGATCTGCTCCACGCCGAACTTTTTCTCATCGATGTAGTCGAGTTGCGTAAGCGGGATCGATAGGGGCGTGTACTTCATCCCGTCCTCGAGAATCGCCACCTTGCCCGCGTTCAGGGGTCCTGCGTGGATCTCCTGCCAGGACGCTCGAATACGCTCGTGCTGTTCGGGCTTCAGTTCGTGCGGGTACTCCAGGACGCCTCCCGGTTGCCCGCCGTTCTGATAGAGCGAGTAAGCATAGGCCGTGGTCGCGGCTTCAAAGTCGAACGTGGTGCGGTGATAGTCCAGCACCGGCAGGCCGATGTATCCATCCAGCGTGAATAGCCGGAAGTGGATGATATTGTCGGCGGTAAAGACGTGGGTGCGCCCGCGCAGGTCGCTGTAGTAGTAGCCGAGTGTCCCATCGAACAGGAGCACGATCTGAACCCGCGCAGGATTCAGCGGCCAGAGGCCCACGACCTCGCCCTCGATGCGGTCTACCCAGGTGAAGGCGTTGCCCCAGAGGAGCATCGACATCATAGTGGGCTGTATCCACTGGGACGCCGTCATCATCGTATTCGGCGATTTCGTCAGCGTCCGGTAAAGCGGGTTCGTGTAGGCCTTGACCTTACCTATCGGCGTCTCTTCGAAGACCGCTGCAGGTAGGGACGCGATGGAGTTCGCAATCAGTCGGCAGCACGCCCAGACCGCCGCCGATTGCAGAGCCTGATTTACGGAAGGATTCTGACCGACGATACCGGGAAGCGTGTTGATCGGCGTCCCGCTGCTGGCTTGGGTGGTAATGCGCGTCAGAGAGCCGACCGTTTGACTGACGGCCTTCCAGGCTCGACTCAGGACATGTTTCAGATCGACCATATTCCCCGACTTTCGTAGGCTCCTGCGCCAGCCCGGTACATCCCGCGATGAATGCACATGAGCAGGCAGACCACGCCGTCAATCTTTTTCTCGTCGCTGTTCTTAGTCGGCTTCATGAGGTCGCCGGATCTCTCGACCTTCACGTTCGCCATCATCCAGCCCAGGATCGGATCGCCGTCGTGGCGAATCTTCCGCGACAGAACCAGGCCCTCCAGTTCGACCATCGCCGGGTGCATGTTCGGCGCGGTCTGGCGCACCTCGATCGGTTTGCGTATCCCGGCCTTCGCGACGTTCACCACCAGCGGCCCCGCGTGGTAGGGGTCAAGCGCGATCTCGCGCACGTCGAATCGCGAACAGAGGTCGCCCAGGTTGCCGATGATGTAATCGAAGTCGGTCACGTTCCCCGGCGTGGAGGTCAACCGGCCTGCGGTCTCCCATCCCTGGAAGTGGGAGTTTTCGCTGCGGTTCACCGTGTCCTCGGGCAGGTAGTAAAAGCCGAAGGTGGCCCACCAGTCGCGGCCCTCGGTGGGCGGGAAGGCCACTACCAGGGCCGCGATATCGTTCCGCTCCGCGAGGTCAATGCCGACATAGCACTGCTGGCCTGCGAAGTCTTCGAGGTCGAGGGATTCGTCGCCGCACTTTTCCCAGGCGCCAGCCGGAAGCCATGACATCGAGGCGTTGACCCAGACGTTCAGGTGTTTGGTGAAAAAACTAGCCTGCTCGCTCGGCATCTGCATCGCCCGCTTCGAGTCCAGGATCATGCCCTCGGGGCGCACGCTGACGCCGTAGTTCGGGTTAGCCTTCCTCCAGGTCTCCTCGTCCCATGGATCGTCGCCATCGTCGCGCGTGTAGATAATCCCGAAGTAGGCGTCATCTTCAACGCGGCGCTGTAGGATGTCGAGCACGTAGTTGTGCTGGTCGTAGCAGACGCTGGCGCGATTCAGGCCCGCCGTAGTGATGGCCCAAATGAGCGGCTGGATGCGGGAGCCGATGGCCGTCGCGAGGACATCCCACAGCCCCCGCGTCGGGTGCGCGTGAAGCTCATCGACCAGCGCGGCGTGAATGTTGAGGCCGTCCAGGTTGGAGTGTTCCGCCGACAGCGCCTCGAATTTCGAAGCCGTCTCCATCTGGACGATGTTGTGCGCGAGGACCTCAACGCCGAAGCGAGCGCAGTACCCCGGCTCCTTCCGCGCCATCCACTGCGCGTCCGTGAAGACGAGCTTCGCCTGCTCGCGCGTGTTCGCGGCGCTAACGATGTGCCCGCCCTGTTCGCCGTCGCAGGCGAGCAGATAGAGACCGAGCGCGGATGTGAGCGTGCTCTTCGCGTTCTTTCGCGGCACTTCGATGTAAGCGACACGGAAGCGCCGCGCATCGGTCGCGGTCGCCTTCCAGCCGAAGACGTTCATCACGATGAAGCACTGCCAGCCTTCGAGCGTGATCTTCATCTGCTGCTTGGCCCAGTGCCCATGAATGTGCGGGAAATGCTGCACGACATCGAGCACGCGCTCTGCGGCTTTCGCGTCGAAGTGGAAAGGCGAGTCTTTCGCCTGCCAGCGGTCCAGGTCGTCCAGGTGCCGCTGACAGGCTAGGCGCACCCAGGTACAGGCGAGGACTCTCCCCTGCACGACGGCCTGGGCGTACTCCGTCCCACGCGCCACCAAGGGGCACGTTTTAGAGAGCGTGGGCATTGAGAGTGTTAGGCGACGGCCATCGAGAACGTTAGAAAGAACAGCCCCGCGCCGATGAGGTTGCCGCGCGTCCAGGCGATGCCGAGCGCCGCCAGCAGAAAGCACATCAGCGCCAGGATCAGCAGAACTAATCGAAGTGTGATGACCATAGATACTCCCGACTCATTGCGATAAATCTTGGAACTGCGTCCCGTCATAGATCAGGCAAAGGACCGCGCCTGACACATAGGCCGCCGCGATGTTGTTGGCGGGGTTGTTGTGCGAGCGGATAGCCTTCGCGCCCGCAGCGTTGAGGTTCAATGTGTTCGCGCCTACCTGTAAGCTGTGCGCGATCTTCAAGCGGATCTCCAGGCCCGCCGCGAGCGTGGCCCCCGGCAGCGAGGCCACCAGAGCGTTGTTCGCGCCGGTTTCCGTGGCGATGTAGTTCTGGGCCTTATCGGTGACCAACACGCCATTGACCCGGTACGCGCCGCTCGCGTTTACGTCGCCGGTCACGTCGAGCGCGTATACGGGGACGCTACTATCGCCGACGCGCATCTTCGCGCCCGACATCCGAACGCCGATAGCCTGCGATGCGCCCGTCGCGAAAATGAAATCGACGCCAGCGGCCACGAAGCCGAAGTCGGGAACGGCGCCGTCTGTCGTGCCGCCGATGCCGAAGCCCATTGTGTGGCCCGCGTTATTCTGCGTGACGATCTGGGCGCGAGCCGCCGAGTTTAGCTGTGCGACGATCACACCCTGCGCGGCTCCCGCCGAGGTCAACACGGTGATGGTCCCATCGGCCTGCGGGGGCGTGCCCACGCCGATAGACTTCACGTTGCTCAGAGCCTTCGCGTTGGCGTCGATATCAACAGTCCACGGCGTCTGCGGTCCGGCGGGCCCCTGTGATCCGGTCGCGCCGGTATCGCCCTTCGGACCCTGCGATCCCGTGTTGCCTTGCGGTCCTTGCGATCCGGTCGCACCCGCTGGGCCTTGCGATCCAGTATCGCCCCTGTCGCCCTTCGGACCTTGTGCGCCCACCGCGCCGTCCGCGCCTGCGGAGCCTTGCGTGCCTTGCGACCCGGTCGGACCTATCGGACCTTGCGGCCCCGCCGCGCCAGCCGAGCCCGCAGGCCCCTGGACGCCTTGCGGACCCAACGGCCCGTTATCGCCGGTCGCGCCCTGCGCCCCTTGCGGACCCTGCGGACCAGGAGGCCCTTGCACCAACCCCGCGTCGATCCACGCTCCGCTGGCCTCGTCCCAGGTCCAGAGATGGCCGGTGTCGGCAGTGATCCAGCCGTCGCCCGCCTCATTGCCGAACATGGGCAGATCGGCCGCACTGGGCACGGTCCCTTGGATCGCGAGGCCTGTTCCTTGCGGACCTTCCGGCCCCTGCATGCCTTCCGGCCCCGTCGCGCCGACCGGCCCCTGCATGCCTTGCATGCCGCGCATGCCTTGCGGACCCTGCGATCCGGTTGGGCCTGCGATGCCCTGCGGACCCTGCGGACCTTCAGGACCTTGCGACCCGGATGGACCCACCGGCCCCTCTGGCCCCTCTAGCCCAGGAATCGGCAGCACGTTTTCGGTGAGGGTTGCAGCCAGCATGCCCGAGGAAGTCAGCACGGTATTAAACGCGCCGCGTGGTTTGAGCCGAGCCGTGAACAGCGGCGTCGGTTCCGTCAAGGCGTTGATCACACTGCTGCCGTGTAGACCTTCGTAACTTCCTTCGTCACCAGGACCGAACCCATGAGAAGCGTAGTGATCCAGCCGCTGGTGTCGATCACCTGGAGGTCCCAGACGTAGGTGGGCTTAGAGAGCGCCTTGGTGATGTCGTGGCTCAAGGTAATCGAGATGACGTTGCCTGCGATGGTGGTCGCGAAGTCAGCCACGGCGACGGGCGCGATGTCGTTTAGGCTGGTTCGGATTTGCGACTGCGCGGTGAAGCCGGTAAGGTCTGCGGCTGTGGTTCCATCCGGCTCGAATACGGTGATACCAGCCGCGTAGTCGTCGCCCTGGTAAATTGTCAGATCGACTTTGTCAGCCACGGTTCAGCACTCTTCCCACTTCCAGCCGAGCAGAGCCCAGTACCAGAACCGGCGCCACCGACTGGGTATCGGCCTCGGTGACTCGACACGAATGATGCCGTCCCCGATGAGGAGCACGCTGCGGGTTTCCGGTTCGATGATGCGAAGCCCTGTCGGTGCGGGAATCATACGGCACTTTCGATGTCGCCCCATCCGCCTGACGTGCTTAACGGAACGTCGCCCATCATAATGCGCGTTCGGCTCGCGGGTGAGAACCCAAGATGATCAATGGCCCGCATCATGATCAGCGCCTGCTTATTCACGATGGGCAGGTACGGCGACTGCACCGGCACGTCGGACTTCGGCGGCTTGACTAACATGCCGAACTTGCGGACCTCGGCCAGCGCCCTGCGATGGAGCACGTGCGCGGTACACCACGTCTCCAGAACCGAAGAGTCGATCTTCTTCAGCAGGCCCACGGGAGAGTTCTCGATGGCGTACTCCCAGACCGCGCGAAGCTCATCATCGAAGTGCTGCGGCGGCTCCTTGAGATTGCCTGCGGGCTTCGGCTCCTGCTTGTTCAGCGGACGTTTGCCGGGGTTGCCGCGAATGACTTTTAGGTGCGTCGGTATTGGGGGTCGTCCCATCATGAGGTCTTTACCTGCTGGCCGTACCACTCCCGCAGAGTGGCGGACTGGATCGGCTTCACTTGCGTAAGCACGAGCGCATGACGCGCGGGATCGGCCGGCGGCGCATCGGCTCTCCGCTTAAGCGGCGTATCGAATTTCCTCCAGGCGTCTTTGATGACATGCTGCGGCCTCTTGAACCGCCGCTGCGTCTCAACGACTCCCGGCCACATCCGCTCCAGGCTCCGCGCCATCTTCAGCCGCCCGTCGCCCTGGTAGAGTTCCGTGGTGTTACCGCCCTTCATCTTCATCGTCGGCACTTTGTGGATCAGGAAGGCATTCGTCTGCACCGTACACCAGCCGCCCGCCAGCACCTGAAGACAGAGATCCGTGTCTTCGTTGTATCGCCCGCGCCACCGGAAGGGCAGGTCGTTGCAGATGAGCAGGCAGGAGTAGACGTGCGCGTTTAGAACGAAGGGAGGGATCTCGCGGCCCGGTGGCGCGAACATGTGATAGTTCAGCCCTGCAATACCGACGTTCTCGTAGTAGTCGGTGAATATTTCGACCGTAGACAGCGCGGCGCCGCTGTTGCAGGGAATCCGCTTGCCCAGGTAGCGGTGCTCGATCTTGTAGATGTTGTCATCGATGATCCAGTGGCGGTCGTGGCCTTGGGCCTTCGCGTCTTCCCAGACCCAGTTCCGGGCCGGGATCGAACCCAGGCCCAGGTTAGAGAACGGGAGTACGCAGAGTTTGACGCCGGGGAACCGAGCCGCGTACTGCTGCGCTTCCTGCGGCTCGACCACGAGTGAGAACGGGGTCCGGTCCTTCACCAGGAACTTCGCGGTTAGACAACAGCCGCTCCGTCCCTTCGAGATAACGTAGACCGGGTAGCGCATCATGAGTTTTCGTGATGCTCCTCTTTGTGAAGCGGAAACATTCAGTCGTTATCCGGCGTATCGGCGGACTCTGCGATGCCTTGATCAATCAACTCCCGCGCGTGTTCGGGAGTCGCCAGGAAAACATCGCCTGGGTTGTAGTTGTCATCACCGTAGGTGAGTTCGGTTAGTGCGCGGACTTTCATATCGGCCTCCTTAGCGGCTGGTTCGAAGCGTAGAGCGGAAGCGTCCTCGGGCTCGCGGTACGGCCACCACGTCGCCCAGGTCGCGGCCTCTCGCTTCAGAATCCGCAATTCGTACTTGTCGGTAAACTCCACGCGGTCGGCCTCGCTGCGGAAGGAGATCACGAGCTTGAACGGCAGAGCGCCGTTACCGAACTCCGGCATACCGGCCTCGGCCCAGGCTGCGGCTTCGTCGAGGTCTTTGATCTCGCTTTCGGGGCGCGTGACGTAGATCAGGTTCGCCAGCATCAGTTCGTCGTAGCCAGTGCCGAGAAGCTCGCCCAGGTCCTTCACTTCTTTCAGGATCTCGGTGAAGAGCCGGTCATCGACCTCCGCGAGGTGGCCGATCTCGTTGTCTCCCGCAAGGAGCTTTAGGGCCTGGACGGAATCCGGCGCGACCGGAAGCCGGAAGACGGTGACCTCGGCCCGCCCCATCTGCGTCAACGCCTTCACGACGCCGTGGCCCGCCAGGATGGTGTAGTCCACGGCCACCACGACGTTGCGATAGACGCCGTGCTCCTCGATGCTGCGGACGATGTGGAGAAGCTGGTCCGGTGGGTGCTGTCGGTAATTCCTCGGATGGATCTTGAGCCGGTCGATGGGGACGGTTTCTAGAGGCAGGCCGGAATTCTGGGTAGTGAGAGCCACCCCCTGCGCCTCGGGAGCCCCTGGCAGGCTGCTAGGCGCATGGCGGGGTGTTTTAAGCGCAGAAGGCAAGGGATCCTCCCCCCAAAATACTTTCGCGCGTACAAAAATCAAGG